TGTCGTACCTGCTGGTACTAAAAGACCGTTAACAGCTCCTGCACCCGCAGCTAAACCACCACGCATTGTAGGATCATTAAGGTATTTCCAATCAGTCTTGTAGAAATCGTAAGATCTACGGAATCCTGAGAATCCAAGATTTAGAGCCATTTGCTCATCGTTGTCAAATAGACCGTAAGACGTTCCACCAACACCGTAAGAGTTTTGAGCAGCTAACATATCATCGATAGCAAATCCCATTTCTCTATTTACAAACAACACATTCTCTTCGATTGCTCCTTGGTTATCAAGACGTGCGATGATTGTATCAAAATCTTGAAGACTTGATGGAATACCACCAGCCCATACATTACCTCTAGTCTGAACAGCATCAAAGATACCTTCAGTACCTAAAAATCCTTGTGCCAAAGCTCCAGAACCAGCACCAGAAGGAACAGCTTCAATCATTGCTGTCTCAAGGTAATCATCAAAACGAAGTCTTGTCTCATGCTCTGACTTCAAGTACCAAAGGTAACCTGTAGCACCATTCTCAGTGGATACTTCAATCCAACCGATTTGAGTCATGTCAGAACCAGTAACTTGGTACTTGTCTTTAAGAATAATTGGCTTGTTTTCGAAGATAACAGAATCACCTTCTAAAGAACCATCCATTCCTACAGTCCCTTTTGCAAACTCAGAACCGTAAACAAATACTGTACAATCAGCAGCTGCAACACCAACACCTGTACCAACAAGACCAGCAGCTTCATAGAAATCTACAATAAACTGAGTAGCACCTAATCCCGATCCTGCAGTTTGACCTGTTGCTCTAACAATACCTTTATTTATTCCTGAACCATCATTAAATGAAATCAAAACAGTTTGTCCTGCTCTAATAGCGATAGTAGCAGCAGCTAAACTCCCTGCTGTAGAAGAGATGTTTTTAGCAGCAACAACACCTGCTGGGTATGCACCTGGAGTAGCAAGGTCATCGTTTACTTGGAAAGTAGCAAAATTTACACCAGCGGCAGCAGCTGTACCAACTTGTGTGTATGACACATGTAATCTACCTTGCTCTGCCCACTTAATAAGGTCAGACTCACAAGGCATCTCAGCACCTACCATTCTCATAAATGATGCTACTGAACGGTTTCCGTATCTCTCAAACTCCTTCTCGTAAGTATCAGGAAGATACTGACTCAAGAAGTCAAAGTTTTGAATATAATTCGTAGACAACGCAATTTTCGATGCCGACGGTTGCAGCCCAAATGTGGGCAATGCGTTAAAATTTCCTGCCATTTTTTATCTTTTTAAAATGTTTGTTATTTTCGTTTACTTTTAATTTTTAAGCCACGAGATGATGGTTCACTCATAGCTCGAATCTTCATGCCCCCCTTAGATGTTACCTCTGGCGTTCTACGTTCTCCCATGTTTACATTCTTGGTCTTACGCATCACATCTTCAGTAGCCTCTGATTTACCTTGCTCATAAAAGAACTTGGCAAACTTTTCAGGATTCATTGCAACTGCTAACGCCTTATGGTATCCAACTGAATCTTTTAAAAGTCCAGTGTCATCCAAATACTTCGATATGAAGTTCATAGGATTCGACTGTATCTTTTTCAGTTCATCAGCAGAACCAGGATTGAAAGTGACATTTTTGTCATCTAGCTTGAATTCAAAACCTTTGAACTCGCTATTGAATAACTGATCTGTCTTTTCGGTAAACCATGTTTGCCGTCTTTCTGTCTCCTCTTTATGGGTTTTAGCAGATTCTATATATTTCCGATAAGCTCCTAATTCTTCCTCTTGCTCCGCAGTTAAACCGCCACTTGACTCAAGTGGTTGCTTGTAATACTCCTTCTGCTTTTCGAAATATTTCTTAGCTTTCGATAATATTTTCTTCTTTGCTAACTTTTTCTTTTTTACCTCGGACTCGTCATCTAACTCTTCATCATATGAAAAATCTTCCATCATAATGTCGATGTCATCATTATCAAGCCCATCTTCGGTAGCTTTATAATACTCTCTTAGCAAAGAGTTCTCATTCATAGAGCCAAAGTCTCGATTCAAACGCACGTAATCATCAATACCTCGACCCGTTTCTTTTTTATACTTTAAGTAAGCAACTACATCTTCTGGTAATTCTGGCGTTACTTCTTTCTCTGTAACCAAATCATCAAATGATGTAATCTCCCTACCGTATCTATCCCCTAAAAATTTAAGAACTTTTTCTTCACTTAATTTAGTATTTACAACTTCTTCTTGTTCTACTGTTTCTTCTGTAACCTGTTCTTTATCTTCATGCTGGTCAAGAATTTCTTGTTCTTTTTCAGCTAATGACTTTTCTTCGTTACCGTCTACTTCACGTACTTTAAATTCCATTATATTATAATTTTATACAAAGTTAATAAATTTTTTTTATCTCGGATTGAACTCAGCAAGATCAAAGCCATCTAGACTGTCCTCGTTAGACTCAAACTTTTGCGGAGGTAAATTATTTTTACGTTGATTTATTAATTTAGACTGCTCAGTATTCTGTTGACTAATCCGGTCTGATTTAGCTTTTTCTCTAGCACTCTCTCTGTCAGATAATGATTGATTAGCCATCTGATTTATCTGTTGATTGTATTGGAACTCTTGAGCCATTAATTGTGATTTCATCTGAGCCTCAGCTTTCATCTTTTCAATTTCAAAAGCTATTTCAGCTTGTTTGATTTGCATCTTAGCACGAGCTTCCATTTCAATCTTTTGCATTGCAGTTTGCGCAGCCATCTGCTGAGACTGTAACTGTGTTTGTGCATTTGCTTGCTGTTGTTGCATCTGCATCTGTTGTTCTTTCTCTTGCTTTGCAACTCTCTTAACCTTCAATAACTGATTAGCTAGTTTTATATTTTTTATCTCTCTAATATCAATAGCATCTTCTAAATTTATGTCACCTTTAGATAATGCCATTTGAATATTTTGTTCTAACTGAGCCTTCTGCTCTTCATCAGGAGACACTTCGATGAATATACCAAAGTCGTATATGTATAAGTCAGATATCTCATTCAATATACTTACGTTGTACTTTCCAATCTTATTTGCAAAGTCATCTTTGAAATCAGCATACTCCAATATATCAGCAACTCTACAAGAAATAGCTTCTGCTAATGTGCGATACATATATAAACTTCCGTCAAGTATATGCCTGGTTGCTGTATTTGAGTTTAGAGCCGCTAACTTTTGTACTCCAACTAAAGCGTTAGGATCTGGCGTTGAGCCGTCTCTCGCCTCATTTAGACCCGTTACGTTGCGTATTTGATTAAGGTAATGGTTGTAGTTGGCAATAAGCATCTGAGTTTTACCAGCACCCGAACTAGATGTCAACTGCTGAATCGGAACTCTAGCGTTATTAAATTCACCATCTTGAGTATAGCTCCTACCAATAACACTACCCGTTTGGAAGTATAACCTTAAAGCATCTTCAGGATTATATGCAGCCCCTGTACCTAAGTCTACTTCATTCAAACCGTCTGCATCAATAAACACACCATCGGGAACGACCTTAGCAATTACCTGCTGTAGTTTTAAATGCGTAACCTGTATCAAGTCAGCAAATGGTATCATCCTGCGAACTAAAGACTCTATAACACCCTTATACATCCTTGGAGCTGATGCTACATAGTTTGGCATTGCATGCTGAGATGATGACTTAGGTCGAACCATGTTCTCTGCCATCTCCCACTTTAAGATAATATTTGTACCCATTACCATGATACCTTCATACCATACATCAATGGTCTTAGATATTTTTTCAAATCCACCTTCTTCCATCATCTCCTTTGGTGGATTGAACTGATCATCTTTCTCTATTACTCGTGACCCACCACCTTCTAAGTTTTTCTTTTTGTATACAAACTTCTTTGTGGTCTTATAGTTGAAATACAATAAAGTACAAGTATCTTTATAAAAAATGTCGTTATCATAAAACTGTGATACATTATAGTAGTCATACCAGCTTTGACTGTACTGAGATATCTTCTCTAAATCGTCACTAGTTAAAGACTGATCAATCTTCATAAGCTCCGTAAGAGGAACTGTCTTAACTTCTCCCCAATAGAAACAGTCTTTAAAGTGTGGGTCTTCAGTATAGCTATAAATAACATTAGCAGGATCTACATATGAAAGCTCAACACCTGCCCCGGGTAGAAACTCATGCTTTGTTACACTAATTCCTAAAACTGTTAAGTCATAGTCTATTCTTTTTCTTAAATCATAGTAGTGGTTTTCTTCAAATATTGTATCTATAGCTTCCTCCTCTGCGATTTCAATAGCCGGTTTGTAATGAAGGTTCATGTATAATGAAAGCTCTTCATCGTCATTAGGGAGTTCATCTGGTGACATAACAAAAGGATCAAAGCCTGATTTTTCTTTTATTATATTTAAAACAGGCTTGGCAACCATTTGCCCCTCAATCATATCTTGATACTTGTTTCTTCTTGCTTGAGACAATGCATCTTGAGCATTAGCTTTAACTTTAAACAAACGATCAGACATTCCGTTAACCACAATATCTACAAACTTAGGAAGAATAGGAACTGGTGTCCAATCTAGATTTAAGTAAGACAAATCACCATCAACAGCAAGCTCATCTTTATACTTTCGTATAGATTGCTCTCCCCTAGCATACAATCTAAGATTATGGAATTGCCTACGTTGGTCGTAGAATCTACATCCACCACCATCTTTCTTAAACCATTCATATTGTATCGCCTGACCAATCTGCAATCCAAATTCTTCAGTTGCCTTTTCTGCATCTGAAACAAATTGACTAGGAAACCCTTGCGGGGATATATTGACTACTACTTCCTTCATTATCTTATTATTTCGCTACTTATTCCTTTATTATTATACCTTGCAAAGTTAATACTTATTTTTGATTGCTTTTTTTGAGGGGTATATAAGTGTTTTTGATTTGCCATTATAGCCAAACCTGAGCTAATCGTAGCATCAAATTTTGTACGATTATTTATATCAAACTTTGCCCAATCCTCAAGAGTTCTATTAAAATGCATGTCACCAATTACATCAGAATCTCTTTCAATACCCTCCATGTCAAACCCCACATATTTCTCAATGTATGATTCAATAGCTGATGCATGCGCTTGCTTTACCGCTTCCGATGAGTTTGGTATTCCCCCAAGCTCACGTTCTGCTTTTGATAGCTTGCTATATTGCTTATCGGGTCTATTTACACTAAATCCTCTATACCCTCTATTTTTAAAATGATACAACAATCTTGGTTTATTGTTTTCTACTAGCACCGGCATTCCATAGAATATACAAGCCATTAATACTTCTTCAAAAAATATCTCTGCGGTCTGTGGTCGTGCAACATACTGCAAGAAAAACTGATTGGTAGGTCCTTCGTCCATATGGAACTTAGTCATACCATGTAATGCACCATTAGACCCTCCACCACCTACAACACCTGATATGTCGTAACTGTCGCATCCAAACGCCCCCATATGGTCGTTACCAGGATATTTTATTCCGTTTTTATTAATTATTCTATTTTGCAATCCAACATTAGGAATCCAACTGACCGAGAATCTACCTTTTTTATTAGGAGTCCATATCACCTTTGTGTCTTTCACTCCATTTTGCCAATGAAATCCACCTCTTGTTATATAATGCCCTTTTATCATTGCATCATTAAAGTCTATCTGCTGATATATCTTTGTAAGATTAAATATAGATGCCTTACTCTCATCTCTAAATGCATGTGATTCTGTTCTAGGAAACTGTCGATAGTACTCATTTAATGCATCAGCGTCTCCTTTCAATGACTCAACTTCTGCCTCCCAATAATCAACAGCTCCTTGATCTATTAACTCGCCATCAATTCCATAAACAGGATTATCAGGAGTTCTAAATACAGGCATACCATACTTGTCTATAAACCCTTCTAAGTTCCATTCCATTGGAATAAATAAACTATACAGACCTGTTTTTGTCTGTCCATTACCATTCCTTTTCTTGACATTTGATTCTTGATATAACTTCTTAAAGTTTCCACCACCTTTGTCTAACGCATTACAAGTAGAACCCATCATGCACTTACCAATAATTTTACGCCCTAATCTTAGACATGTCTTTGTTACCTTCCAGTTGTTTAAAATATTATTAGGTCTTAACCATTTACCACTCTCATCGTGAGCTAAAAATAATATCTTCTCACCATCATATGAGTTATCGTCAGTATTCTTCCAATCAATTGTAGTATCTAATCCATCTATATGATCCTTGCTTTCCTCGTACATATTCTTACGAGTTATTTTAGATGCAGGAACTCTAAATGCTAGCTCTGTTTTTGGTCTATCCATACCATCTTGAACAGGCTTAAAAAAGAAAGGTAACTTATTAGCTATAGGAACAACTTTATCAGTAAACATCTTCTTGGCATCAGCACCTGTTTTAGATAATATACCAAGACGAGAATCTCTAGCTAATGTTCCTATGTTTACACACTCTGATGATGACATAAAAGAAAACCCTGAACGTCTAATCTTTAAATACACCATTCCAAATGCTCTAGGGTCAGCTTTGCAAGCCTCCCAGAATATATGAAATATTCTATTAGCCTCTCTAAAGTCAGGATATCCAATATCTATACTTGACCACTGTATGTACATGTAATGAGAGCCTGTAATGTATGTAGGCTTACCATTGTTCATAAACCAATGCCCATACTCTCTCTTATCAAATTCTTTCTCTATATACGAAACCCATTGAGCCTTAAATTCGTTAGGCATTTGATTCCATTGAAATATAGACTTAATACGTTTTAATGCTTTAGGCTCTTCTATCCTCTCCCAATATTGGTCTTCAGAATACTTGCTTCTACTATTAACCCTCATAGGCTCTGGGGGTAAAGCAATTTTTAAACCGTTTATATCATAAACTTCTCCAATCTTACCATTCTTAGAAATTACAACTACATCAAACTCTTTGTTATACCCATACGTCCATCCTTGACCTCGATTTTTCTTCTTGATCACTGTGGATGGTATGTAGTCAACCAACACACTATATAACCTATTTTGATCTTCGTTCTGCAAACCCTTGCTTTGTATTTATGTTTTCAGCAATTGTTTTAGTTGATTCAATTTTCTCTTTCTCTTCGTCTATCTTATCCAATATAGCAAATGCATCAAATATTGCCAACTTCTTTGTAGCTGCTGCGTTCTTTAGCCGGTCCGCTGCTAATTCATCCTCTGGATCTGGCTTGATAATCTCTTCCTCTGCCACCTTTATTAGATGATCAACAGCTTTATAACCAGCTTCAATTATTCTTTTCTTTTTGTCTTTCATAGGACCATAGATATTTGATTATCAAAAAGTCTATACATCCTCTCTCCATCAATAACAAACTCATAGTTACAGTTCGGCTTATAACCTACTATACTCCCTTTGTCTACACCCTTACTCAACATGTATGCATTTGGATATAGCATCTCGCCCATCAAAGGCTCTTCCTTATCATTAGTGTCTATGCTCTTTTTAATTTTATTAATAGGCTTTATAAAACAATACCTATCGTGAGCGAACCACTTGCCATCTCGACCATACATGTAGAACTGACTATTGTCTACAAAAAATAAATCGTCTTTTAAAAAACTTCTTCCACTCTTCTTTCTGCCGTACATATCATTGTAAAACTTAAATACATTGTGATGTACAACCAATGAGTCTCCAACTTGAATGTCTCCATTATAATTAACAGGTGTCGAAACAACTACAGCAATCCTATTGGATGCCTTATGATTCTCCTCAGAAGTATTAACTATAAAGTCAACACCCTCAATATCTTTACTGCCCACATAACGATTACCTCCCGATGCTCTTACTATAAAGCTATACGGTGATTTCATACTAAAAGTTTATATTATATTCTATTGAGGAAGGCATAGCGACATTAAACTGTTTCCATAGAAGAATCTCATCACCTTGCTCTATCCAAATCTTTATAGACCCATCCTTGTCATCTTGCTGTATCAAGTGAATGCTATAACTACCGCCAAGGACTTTTTGCCCTATCACGTAATTCATACTAGACTTATAGTCTGGACCTATTGCTATTTTTCTTATATGCATTTTAAACCCAAGATGATAAAGCAACTCTAGCCCAAGTGTCTTTATCTGTGCATATATACAAATATCCAGCATCGACAGCTATTTGACCCTTTGTTCCAGCACTACTAGTAGAAGGCGGAACAGAGTTCGCATTAAACAATGTTAACAATTGCAAAAGTGAATAATTTTTAGTAGCATTCTCAGGAGTAGCCCCAATCTCTGTGCCGATTACCTTATCTACTAATGCTGGCGTTCCCGCAGCATCATACGTACTTATTTTTGCCATTACTCTTCTTTTTGTTTGACCTCACCCGTCTGCATGTTTATAACCGAGTTTAGTCCATATTTTTCAATTAGTTCCTTCTCTTTTAACTGGAACTGTACCTTTAATCCGTCAACCTCTAGCAGTAGCTCATGCTTTTTGATCTCAATGTCACCAAGCATTGCCTTTGCAGAATTTAATTTAGCAGTAGACTCTTTTATAAAATTTAATTCCGTTTCTTCTAATTTCATTTTGTTCTATTTTTTCTTCTGAATAATCCCTTCTTTTTTTGAGGTGGTCTAGGCTCAGAAAATATCTTTACCTTCTCATACGAGCGACCCCCAAAATATGATGCAATTACAGTAGTTAAAATTAACTGCAAAAGCGATATCCATTCTTGCTTTACATTGAATGTTACAACTCCAGCTTCGATGAATATAAGAATCATTGTGTTAACTATCAAAAATATTAGCACTAATGGTCGAACATTCTTACTTAACCAAGAGTCACTAGACATGTCAGCATTCCACCTTTCTGTTACATTCTTCTCCATCTCTGCCTCCATCTCGATTAAGATTTCAGTCATCTCCTTCTCAAACTCAGCCTTCTCGTCCTTAGTACGAACAAAGCGATCTACAAGACCGCCCAACTTATCAACAACAGTACCTGTCGTTTCAGCTATTGTATTTGGTAGTATATCTTTCATATATGTTTATATTCTTCAGTAGCGTCAAAACTTGGACACGCCTTATTAGCAAAGTCCCTGTGTCCATGTATTACCGAATCAGGAAATGTCAATTTCAAAAACTCTAAAAGTATTTTTAACGACTTCTTTTGCTCATCAGTGCGAGTGTCCTCAGCATCTCCTTTCTCATTAACACCACCTACATAGCATATGCCTACACTCTCTTTATTGTACCCTTTAGTATGCGCCCCTTGTCTACTTATAGGTCTACCTATCTCAATCGACCCATCTAGTCTTATAACGTAATGGTATCCAATATCTGACCACTTACGATCCTCAACGTGCCATTTTCTAATAGTATCCACACCAATATCCATAGATGGTGGTGTAGCAGCACAGTGTACAATAATTTTTTTAATCTTTCTATTCATTGTTATTAATTTCATAAAGCCTTTGCTCCATTGTGTTTAGTTTAGATTTTATTTCTCTAATTTCAGTCTTTATGTACTCAAGCTCTGCACTTGTTTTTACAATCGCTCTTTTTAACTGCTCATCCATAATAGGTAACTCTTTAGCCTCTTCAATCTGTGCTTTTAATGAAAAGTACATACCAATAACAAATCCTAAGACCATAATAACTGATACCATGTCCTTTGTTGTTAGATTGATCCGTGTCTTTTCACTTATATTCATGATTAAAATTGTGCTAAATAGTTAGTAATCATTTGTAGGTACTTGTCTTTTCTCTCTTGTGTAAATACATCATCTACAGATATACCTGATAATAAATCATTAACAGATCCCACTGCACCTGTTTGTGCAAACTGTAATACATTTACAAACTTAGTCATCAAGGCTTCACCCTGCTCAACTGTAACACCTGCATTCCTGTTATCTAATAAGAACGTTTGTATTAGTTGCAAGCAAAACTCTATATCCATTGAAAGCCTCTCGTCTACACTTATAGGTTGCACAGGTCCAATATACTCAACAGCATAACCTTCACCTAAAGTGTCAGCAAATGCTTGAGCATCTTCCTCTGTTGCAAACTTTTTTGTGCAACTCCAGTTGTCTTTATATATCTTATAATAATTCATTCCATTGAAGGTTCAGGGCTTTTCCAACCAGCAGTGTTCATTATCTGAAATATCTCTTCATTATTATAAACTCCTTCCGATGTAGTTAATGCTTGAACGGATGCAGGAATAGATTCAGTGTCCCACTTTACTAATGTTTTAGTATTGTCATTTGACTTTCTAAGAGTTTCAGCAGAGTCTTCTAGTACCTGACTAAAATCAATTAGACCTATCTCGGAAATATTAAATATTGTATAACTTCTATGTTCATTATTATGCGACATACTTATATTTTAAAATTTATCTAATAATGCCGTATCTGACTTTAATAGCATTATAATTCCTTAAAACTTCAGCAGCTGAAAGAGCCTTACCATAGATTGCTGCTTGTGATATTTTTCCATTTAAAGGAAACTGACCAACAGGAAAGTTTACATTATCCTCAAATGATCCAAGCATCAACTCACTGGTATTTGTGAAATTATATTCTTCTAATCCACTAGCACCTAAAAAAGCACCATTTACATATACAGAAAGATTATCTAAACTATCATACGTTGCAACTATATTATTCCAACTACCATCAGAAAATGTACTTCTAAAATCTAACCCAGAAAAAAAATCTCCAAAGTTGCCAGATGTAGAAGCCCTAACAATTAAACCTTTGTATGTACTACCCCCTCTCAATCCAATAGTCCATCCACCTACAGTATTCGTGTCACGCTTACTTATCAGTCCGTATATGTCACTTGATGCTGCTAGTGTCTGTGAATTATTGAACCAAATACTAATACTAAAAGTAGAACTATCATCAAAGTTTAGAACATTGCCAAACGTAGCATAGTCATCTACGCCATCAAAAACTAAAGCACCGCCATCGGTAGATGTGAATCCCACACCATTTACTAATGTAGCGTTGTGGTTTCCTGTTAGGTCTGTTAGAACAGTACCTGTACCTGGATATGAGCTAGAATTAGCAGCATCTACATACATCAATAGACCTGAAGATATAATATCACCTGCTCCATCAAATACAGAAGAACCAAAAGAGTTCGATATGCCTATAGATAATCCCATACTACCAAAGTGCTATTATGCTTGCAGCTGTTGATGAAGCTAAAACTTTATTGACCTGAACAGGAACAAAGCCTATAGGCATATTAGTAAATGTAATGTCCGTTCCAGAGTTAGCCATTTCAACATCTAAATTTCCTGAAACACCAACATATAAAACAGCTGCATGGTTCGTGTCTTTATATATTACATAAGAAGCACTTGTAGCTAGATTTACAGCAACTCCATTTCCATTATCTAATGTTAATACAGTAGCAGCAATAGCAGTTACTCTACCAACTACTGAATTTGATGTATCATAAACAATGTCTCCAATCTTTACACTGCCATCAGTAAATGTTGCTGAAGCATCAGTTAAACCAGTAGTACCACTGGTTGTCCCAGACAATGTAGCGTCCGATGGATTTGGGATATTAATAAAGTTTGAAGGAATAACAGCCAATGCCGTACTTACCTGTAATTTTTGATATGCCATTATTTTTATTTTTTATATGGAAATATTCTGTTTAATGTGTCCTTTCGACCATCGCACCCGCAGTCCTCAACACCTAATTTTTTACTAACCACCTTAACAACCTTCTTGATCCCTGTCTTTGTTGTTAGCTTGTCAATTGTATCGCCTAAGCCTTTTGATTTACTCATTACTTATCACATTTACATAAATCGCAAGCATTGCAGTCCTCTATAACAAAAGTCAACTTTATAATTAACTTGTTCCACCAACACTTCAATTTATTATTAAAAGAAATTATTTTTTTACCTAACCAAACTAATACCTTACCCATAATTTAATATTTTCCTTGTCTACTTTTTGGTGAACTCTTCGTAGAGCCACCTTTACCTGCCCATAAATGCTTACATGCCCAATACTTGGCTGTTAGCTTATTCTTTGCTTGCCCACACTTGTGCCTAGCTCTAAAACTTTTACGTGCCGCAGCAGAGTAGTTATGACCATAGCCCTTAGCACCAAAGTGAATTAACTTCTCTTTGCCACCAGAACATGCCTTTACCATCTTCTTTTTACCAGCTCTGTCTGAAGATACAACCTTGTTGCACTTCATCTTACTTTTATTTGCCACGCTTAGTATATTTTTTAGTTACACGACCTTTTTTAGTGTTGCTAACAAATTGCTTCTTACTACCACCCTTACTTTTCTTGCGTCTAGCTGTAGCCGCTCTATCTGCTTTACTCATACTGCGAGCTTTCTTTAATGGCAAACAACGATCTGGGTTCTTCTTATTCTTACTAGTACCACACGCACCCTTTATAGATCCATCTGTACCTATACGCACCCATTTCTCTTCTCGCCATTTTTTAAGCTCTCCCATCACTTCTTCTTTTTACCCTTGGCGTAGTTCGGATCCTTGCAGTACTTACTAGCTGCCATGTTCGCATACGCACTTGGGTATCTGTCAAATGTTCTCTTTGCCCAAGCTATACCTGCTGGACAAATCTTGTTTTTCTTTTTTTTACGCTTTGCCATTACTTGTCCATTGGGTTTTTACTTCCTAAAGGATAAAGGTTTAATTTATTTTTAGCTTTTTTAGTTTTTTTTGTCTTAGAACTAGTTCGACCATACATACTTGTCAACTTAGATCTAATATTATCTTGTTTTTCTTGAAGATCAAGCATTACTTTAGCAAAGCTATTATTAAAATTATGCTGCTCGTCTTTATCACTCTCCTTTTTTTTACTTTCCTTCTTGCTCATAATTGTTATCTTTGCTTACAAAGTTAATAAAATTTAATTATATGAAAAATTATCTCAAACATTGGCGTGTTGTACGCTATTTCGTGAAAAAAAAGTATAACATTGGACTTCCAGAGCTAGAAATGCTACTATTTCTCTATGATGAAGGGCGATTTAGCAAAGATGTATTTAAACAATACGAAGAATTGATGAGCTGGAACAAAAATCGCTTCTTTGAAATGATACAAAAAGGCTACATTGTCATATATCGCAAAAAAGAAGGAAGATTAAGAGCTTTGTATGAGCTGTCATACAAGTCAAAAGGAATGATTGCCTCAGTATACGAGAAATTAGAAGGTGGACGATTTCCAACAACAGAATCCGGTAACCCTTTGTTTGGTAAAAAGGTAAATTACGTGGATAAAGTGTACAGAAACGAAATAAAAAGGATCAACAAAGGACGACCACCACATCACCTTCAGAAATAATAGTGTAGCTCTCGTTCTCTATCACCATTGAGTAACTACGAGACTTGTCGTAGTACAACTCATCACCATCATTGATGACCGACACGTCAGTGCCAACCTTTATTGCCTTGGCTTTAGCGTAACGCATGTCCCCAATGTCTTTGCTGGATAGCAATAGACCAGAGGAGGTTTTTACCTCCTCGTCGATTTTTTTTACAACTATATGTTTCCCTATTGGCTTCATATCTTTCTTGCTGATGTGATTACATTCGATGGTGTCGTGTCATCAAGGACAACTGTCTTCGTGGATAAAATAGTACTTGCAACAGATACAGCATTACGCAAAGCACTCTTCGTAACCATAGTAGGATCTACTATACCCATTTCAATCATGTCACCATAAGCACCCGTCTTCAAGTCAAGCCCCCTCCCTTTGGGCGTGACATCAGGCGAATACTTTAGCTCACTGTTTCGAAACATAGTAGCCATAGGCTCTCGGAGTACCTCACGCAAAAGCTTGTACACAGCCTTCTTCTCTACAGTAAACTCCTCGTCACAAAGAGCGTACTGAAAGGATAGGTTGTGCAATGCCACACCACCCCCAGGTAATATGCCGTCAGAGAGAGCAGCACGTACCGCACATACTGCATCATCAACTCTGTCGAATAGTTCTTTTTGCTCCATGTCAGTGTTACCACCAACATAGATGACACCAATACCACCGGATAGTGAAGCAATACGAGAAAGGACAAAATCTTTCTCACTCTCATTCTCAAGCAACTTGTGCTGCTCCCACAACTGCTCTATCCTCTCGTCCACATCTTTGCGAACCGAACCGTCCTTTACCAAAATTGTATTGTCCTTGCTAACGATCACCTTCTTGGCATCGCCAAGGTCATCATAGTCAATTAGGCTTAGGTCATCACCTGTCTTCTCAGAGAAGTAGGTAGCACCAACTGATAACGCAATGTCTTGCATCAGCTCATGCTGTCGGTAACCAAAGGATGGAGGAGGGACACTGCATAGCTTGAGTCCGTTCTTTAACACATTTGCAGATAATGTATTCACAACATTTACGCTACATGGTGCTATGATCAACAACTTCTCACGATTGTTGATAATTGGTTTCAATACCTTCTCAATGTCTAAGATATTTCCTATCTCAGCGTCACATACCAAGACCTTTACATCCTCAAGGATGCACTCGTCACGCTTATGGTCGTTTATGAACATCGGAGATGAATATCCCCGGTCCAACTTCAGTCCATTTGTAACCTCGTATGTGGTCTCGTGAGTCTGCGACCTCTCAACAGTAACAATACCATTAGAGCCTACAGCCTCATAGACCTTGCCGATTATGTCTCCTATCTTAGGGTCGTTATTTGACGATATCGTAGCAACGTGGTAGAGTACGTCACTCGTTACCTTAGCACTGTCACTGTCAAGCATCTCTATGATCCGCTCCGTCTCAGCGTCAAGCAAACGCAAGAACTCAGTAACATTTAAACCATTACACAGCTCATCACCCAACACAGCCAGCTTCTCAGCTAGTACAATCGATGTGGTCGTACCATCACCAGCTATACTAGCCGTTCTCTCAGCAGCCTCTCGCATAATGCGAACTGCCAAGTTCATAATTGGATCATCAAACGATATAGACCGAGCTACTGTCACCCCGTCCTTTGTTACCGTCATACCCCCTAAGTGCTTGTTGGATTGTATGAGAGCCGTGCCACCCTTCGGTCCTAGTGTGCTTTTTACAGCCTTAGACATTAGTGTTATGCCCTCAATTAGCTTACTCCTTGCTTCAGCGTCAAATAGTATCATTGAATTGTATTTGACACAAATATATAAAAAAAGTGACCCATCGCAAAGATGAGCCACAATTTTTTTTAAAAACCTAAGCGATTGCAATGCCAGTAACAGTAACAGTAGCACCTAAGTTAACTTCATAACTTGGTTTAGTCCAAGCAGTTTGTAAAGCCTCAACAACTGCATTCTGAATCAAGTCACGAGCCGCAGTACCTGTAGACCCACTACAAGTAAGCGTTACAACATCTTGTGCTGCTGCTGGATTTGCGTAATGGATTGTAACAGTGTTAGCAACTGCTTCTTGAATTAACACAATACCATTGACAGCAACTAGCTGATTTGTTGCCCCTGTGATAGGAATAGATAAAAACTTTTGCATAGTAAAAAAAATTTATGCGTGATGAAAAAAAGTATCATGACAAAAATACGAAATTTTCTCTATATACTCTATATATATATTACTCTTCTTTTATTATTTACTTATACTTCTTACGAGGAAAAATCGACATAATTGACAGTTAATTGATTATCAGTTACTTCTTTGACATTTTTTCGGTACAGTAACGACGATTATTGACGTTTTTAATAAGTTTATAAAACATATTATAAAAACTTATATGCATTTTTAGTGAACGTATTATAAAAAAGTATATATGTTACGTCGATTTCATATGCTGAGATTTTGGGTTATATAACATGCGACGGATCAAGCCCTAAAAAAAAAAGTTGATTTTTTACACATATGGGGTATCATAATATGATGTCACATCTGAAATTTTTTAGCATTTTAATATGGTTGTTTCATTATGGTTCGACTGTTTCAAATGTGTAATAGGTGTGTCGTTTTGCAAACGTATAAGGGTATGTATAAATACTTCGGAGTCCGAAGTACTTCGATGCCTTACACAACACCCAAACACTAACCATTAAACTGTAAACATATAGTAGATAAAAAAAAGTGTATTTTTTGTGTATTTTTTTGCTCTAAAACTTGCATAGTATTATATAATGATGTATATTTGTATTATACAATTAGGGTAATATTACCCACAAACACTTCGGAAACCGAAGTAAAAATATAATCAAAATGAAAAATGCAACACATCAAACAGAAGGCGTTAAATTCGCTAATGCAATTAAAACGTCAAACAAAAATTATGTACCTACTGCAAATGCAGCATTAGACACGGCCAACAAAGGCTTAGAGTATAACATTGAATTATGTCGATTGACACTTAACATTAAAAACCAATACGACAAGAACGCAAAGTCTATCAAAACTGAATTGAAGGATAGAGGGTACACAAAGGATTATTTTTCAGCGTTTGTTCGTGAATTTATTTGTAAAGTGTACAAACATACTACAATTATGGCACACTTAAGACACGGCAAAAATTTTAAAGATTACTCAAATGATGAAATTTTTGAGCTGTCAAAAGAATTAGACACTACTAATTATGAAAAAATCGGTAACCATATCTTAAAGCTAAAAAACACTTCGGAAACCGAAGTAAACAACGAGCCTCCAAAACCTGTAGGCGAACGTAAAAACGCACAAAAGAAAGTCATCAACAAAGTAGGTGAAAAAATATTTGGAGCTGAATTTCAAGACGACGCAGTTATTCAAGTATTGATTCAAATGATGAAAAAATACGACGAATCAAAATTTGATAAACTTATCAACAAAAGTAAGTCTGAAGTTTACTCAAAGTAAAAACGATAATGGAGATTGGAAACGATCTCCTAGTTTTTTTTTTGTGTTCACTATGTCCGTGCCGTGGACGACGTGTACGACGACGACAACGACGACGACGTGTACGACGTGTACGACGACGACATAAATTAAAATATTTTATGAAAACATTATTAACATTGACGTTCATTGCAATATGGACGTTATTCTTTATCTCACTAAGTGAGAATTTAATTTTATGGCAGTGGATATCGATGTGTCTTGTTCCCGTATGGGCAACGGCATTTCTAACTGTATTACTTGACAACAAAAACGATTTATCATGAACGAATTAATCAGAAAAGCCGACGAGTTAATGATGGCTTGTGAGGCGAACCGAATAGGATTATTGAGCGACGAATGGCTAATAGAGATAGAGGATGCAGCTTTCAAGGAATTGGAGCTAGTGGCGGGCGAGGAGTACGTCGATACTATTAGAGAGTTGAAGTATGCAATCACAAACCCAACGGCATACGAGAGAGCCGACGACCTGAGGAATCATATCATTCCAGAATTACATAAATTCACAAACAAATTTTAGAGTTATGGAAACAAATGAAAAACTAGAATTACTACAAGAAATAATTGATTTTTTAGTAGCAAATGAACAATATGGCGATAATTGGGAAGAACATATTACATTATTAATTAAAATATATAACAACATCACAAACAAATTTTAGAGTTATGGAGACAATAGAATCAATATTACAAGACTTGTTCACAGAGAACACGGGAAAACATTTCTTAGACAGTGGTGGCACTGATGGTAGGCAGTGGCAGAAAAACCAGGTACGAAACTTTGAGGAGGAGGACGAGGGCAAGATTGAGTTTTGGGACGGCAAGTTCGAGTATGTGACTGTAAATACGTATCACTACTTCAAGCAAGTATTAGACAACGACGAGATATGTGAGGCAGTGAACGAAAGACTACGAGAGGAAAATATTCATTGGGTGTCAGATGTTGAATGGGTAGATATTTACGATGCAGTACTTGGTTGGAAATGCGACGGTGTCGAATTGGACAAAGACTTTTACTATTATGCATCTTCTTATTCAGAATTCAAAGGCGAACAGTGGAATACCTACAACGGAGATTATAACACAGACCATATTTTTCAAGGTAGATTTCTGACTATAGCCGACGAGCCGTATGTCTTACTACAGTTACATTTAGGTGCTGACGTGAGGGGTGGATACTCAGACGTTCGTCTGTTCAAATTGGAGGGTCATCTCAGTGGCTTTGTTGATTGCAGTCTATACAAAGACGGAGTTTCAGTAGACTTCAGATATGGCGACACTGAATTGTACAATCACGACACCCATGAAACGAGGTATGTCGATCAAGAGTGGTTGGAGGATAATATAAAAGAAGGAGAGTGGGAAGTTAGCATATATGTACACGATGACCCTTGTATTTATTAATAAACAAAAAACAGTAACAATGGAAATTTATATTAAAGGAACTATCACAATTATTGATAATGAACAAGAAAAAGAAGTAGAATTTTGTATTTCAAATCATGATAGTTGGTCACAATGGGGTGCTGATAAAAGTATATTATGGAAAACAGCGCCAATAGTTGAAAAACTACACCAATCTTTAAATGATGAATTTATTTATAATGATAAAGAAGAATAAAATAACAATGGAAAGTAACAAATTAATAGCAGAGTTTATGGGTAATAATACCATAAGGGTTAATGTGCCATTTGAATATGAGTTAGATAAAGAATTACCAACATCAGGAAATATCTGTAAAACAGTTGAAGATGCAATGGAAGAAGTGCAAACAGAGATTGATGAAGGAATTATAAGCGGATGTGATTTGTGTATGGAAGAGTCTAGTTATCACACCTCTTGGGATTTGCTAATGGGAGGGAAAATGCCTGTAATTGAAAAGATTAGAAAATTATGCGAAGAACCTCAAGAATTAGATGAATTAAAACACGCTTTATTGTGTGTAGATATTGAATCAGTTTATTCCATAATAGTAGAATTTATTAAAGAGTATAACAAAAAAACAATGGAGAGTAACAAATTAATAGCAGAATTTATGGGTCATAAAATAGATTGGGGGTTTAATAAAAATTCAATTTTATATATGCCACAAAAAATTGTAATACCCTACAAAAAACTTAAATATCACACCTCTTGGGATTGGCTAGATAAAGTGGTACACAAGATTAAGGAGGATGATTTAGACTTTGATGTATTGGAAATAGGGTTGCCTATAGATGACACATACGAAGCAGTAGTAGAATTTATTAAAGAGTACAATAAAAAACAGTAACAATGGAGAGTAACAAATTAATAGCAGAATTTATGGGTTGGAAACCTAATGAGCATCATTGGTGCTTAAACGGAGATAAAGACTTACAATACCACACGTCTTGGGATTGGCTGATGCCTGTGATTAAGAATATAAGAAAGTGCATTAATGAAGATATGAGTTTTGCGAAATATGATGATTGGAGGAGAAATTTAAAAAAAATAGACCCTTATGATTACAATAGAGAACAATGCTACAATCAAGTAGTAGCATTTATTAAATGGTATAACAAAAAACAGTAACATGACAAAGCAAGAATTTTTAGAGAGAGCAACGGTAAAGAATCTTCAACAGTTCAGAGGTCACGATGGACAAGGCTATAGTGCGAAGATTTATTTTGACAAGAAGCCAATGTGCGAAGTGTTTGATGACGCTTGGGGTGGCGAACTGAGAGTACACAATATCAAGGATGGTGTCCGAGTTGAGGACATCTACAAACAGATCGACGTGGACAGTTTGTGGAACGAGGAGTGGGAGTGGACAACACCATTGCACTTATTATTGGAAGATGTTGTAAACAAGCACGCTCTGCACAAGGAGATATTCAAGAATAGAACTAAGGGTGTGATATTTGACAGCGAAGACAATTATTCGATCAGAGGGTCGAAGTACACGATTAAGACAACGTTCAAGAAGTACAGTAATGCAAAAGATTTTTATCAAGGCATCATTGACGAGATTGAGGCTGATGGCTTAGAGATTTTGAACGCAGATTATTTAAGAACATTTGGATTAAAAGTAAAATAGTTATGAACAAACATATATGGGAGGGCTGGACAGTCCAAGACTTTATCGACGAGTTAGAGCTAACGTTTCGTTTTCAAACATTCAAGACGAGAGCTGAGGTTCGCCAATGGTGTAAGAATGAGCAACCTTATTACAAAAAGCACATCCCCGAGGTGTGTAATTACTTCATTAAAAAAGCAGGATTATGAACATAGATGAAATGACAAAATGGATTGAGGAGAACTTAGAACCGGCATACGAGGGGTGTGTTAGGAACGGATTATGTGGCACTACGGATGATTTTTATGGGAAAGGTGGGAATGTAGGCATTTGGATTGCTGCCGACAACAGAGACAAGTACAAAGGCGAGGTAATCTACGACTACTATCTTTCTCGTGCTGAAGACCGAACGTTTGGTGTGCTGAACTCGTGGGAGAAGGAGTTGAACGACCGAGGGTGGTATAGTGAGTGGAACGATCCTGGCACGGTAATGATTTGGAAGATTGGAGAATAATTTATTAAAAAAAAAATGTATTAAAATGAATAAGATTACAGAAAAATCGATTGAAGCATTTATCAATGCTAATAAATTCAAGATGAGCAATACAGAAGTAGAGGTACTCCCAAATGTAACCGTCTTGAAGCTATTTGGAAATGAAATTGCGTACAAATACAACGATCCCGACAGAACAATTATGATTACCAATGCAGGTTGGTTTACAAGGACAACAAAGGAACGTCTAAACGGAATCCCAAGTGTACGCATCAATCAAAAGAAGGGTGTATGGTATTTGAACGGTAAGAGGTGGGATGGTAAATTAATTACCCCAAAATGTAACATTTAGGGTAAGTTTACCGTATAATATAGTGTAACAAGACAGCAATTATGTTATTATTCACGTCTCAAGACGTAAAAAACAAAACAGTTATGAGTTATTACATTCCAAAGACCTTACTTGGTACTTCAAGCACGAAGACTTTGAAAGGCGAGAACAAGGGGTACACCACGTACATTATGTACCTTGCCCCACACACAATGAACGACAAAGGTATCAACCTATGTCACTTTGCAAGTGAGGGTTGCAAGAGGGACTGTTTATACAGTTCTGGTCGTGGCAAGTTCAACAGTGTACAGAAAGCACGTATCAACAAGGCGAATTATTACGTCGGAAACCGACGTAAATTCATTGAGCATCTGTTCACTGATATTGAGCGAATCAGAAATCGTCACAAGAAACGTGGCGACGACAAGTATTGCATCCGTTTGAACGGCACGTCTGACATCAATTGGTTACGTCAGCGTATTGATGGTGTGAACATCTTCAAAGAGTTCAATGACGTGCAGTTTTATGACTACACCAAAGACCACTATATGTTATTCCAAAACAGTGAGCCTAACTATCATCTGACGTTCTCTCGACACGAGGACAACCATGAGATAGCCATGAACTTATTGGCTGACAAGGTAGCAAATGTTGCAATGGTATTTGCCAAGGGTTTGCCTGATATGTACAACGGATTCAATACAGTCAACGGTGACCTTGACGATTTGAGATTCCTTGACGATGGACCAGGCAATGTGGTGGCATTGAAGTACAAGACAGCATTATCGAAGCATCCAACTGACTTCGTGATACAATAAATTTGATGTGTATTTTTGACTCTCAGAGGATTACTAGCCTAGGCGTGGCTAGTATTTTATAAAACAATACAATGGAAAAGTTTTTAAAAGACAGAGACATCACACGAGTTGATGCATGGACATCGCCAAGACAAATGCCTTTTGCATACGAGACAGAGACAGCAGATGGGTATACCATATACATTCTAAGCAAAGGATGTGACAATCATATACAAGCAGGTTATGATGGCAACATATACTACTACGAAGATCAGTTTGTAGAGGACTTGCTTGATGCATTGAAGGTAGAGGTTTGCTATGGAGAGACCATTGAGATTTACGAAGAGTTATTGGAGTTGATTGATTGGGATGAATTCTATGCAGAGGAGGAGGAAGAGTAGGTGGGTATGGTAGGTGGGTGGTGTGTATGGCGACGACCGAACCATTGAGGGTTAGGTAGCTGACAATCAACACCTTACCAACTTGCTTACATATTTTACTCGTAACATATATTTATTTTTTTAATATAACAAAAAACAGTAACAATGGAGAGTAACAAATTAATAGCAGAGTTTATGGGTATGGAGTTAGAACATGATATGGTTTGGCTACACGAAAGATTGCATAAGGACTTAATCAGAGGTAGAGATTATTATGAATATTCAGATACAAAAAATGTAGAAGACTGCGATGGACTATCTTGGAACTATGTCTTAGTCGACACTGAGTATCATAAGAATTGGGTTTGGCTAATGAAAGTGGTGGAGAAGATTGAGGACATCAGGTTCACTTTTAAGGGGAATGAAGACCGAATACCAAGGTACAGTGTAAGAGTAGAGAACTATTTGGTAGATATTATCGACAACTATACATCTGAAGAGATATTACATATTGAGGGTGATGATAGACGAGACGCTACCTACAAAGCAGTAGTAGAATTTATTAAAAAGATGAGTAAAGAAGAATTTAATGGAGTATATCAATGCCCTGTCTGTGATTGTCATAACACAGAAGCACAACATGAATTTACTCATATGAGTGAGTGTAATTCTTGTGGATCTGAGTGGATTACAGAAACAGGAGAAGTGACATTTGATGCCTATGAAGATGAGTAATAATATAATAAAGAGATATGTCTTTGTTGGACAAAACAATGCAGTAGTAGAATTTATTAAATAGTATAACAAAAAACAGTAACAAATATGTATACAATAGATTATCAAGGGTACACGATGGATGTAGATTTAGATTGTCATGGTGACATCGAAAGCATAATATTATATCCACAAGAGATAGAAATTATAGAGCTAATGGATGGAAAGAGTAAAGATCTTCTAAAAGAGTTAGGCGAAGAATTCGATTGGATGTTTAACGATTTATCCGATGGAGAACTGTGGAATAAAATCCATAAAGCAATCGAAGATGAAAGAATGGATGGGGAAATGAGTCAACAGATATCGTACTACGAGAGCAGAGGACACGACATGAGTCAATATTATTAAACTAGACAGATGGGGTACCCCACAGGTTACCCCACGACTATTTCTATACGTAAAAAATAATGAGATATGAACAAGAAGGAAACAATTGATGGGTATACATTTAGGTACGACTCAGAAGACAATTTTTATGAGTGCAGAGGTGACGTTTACTATGACGAATACCATGACGAGATGCCCGAACCTGGTTTGTGGAAAGCTGCTCATAAACTTGCAACAAGATTAAAGAATCAAGGCATGGATGTAGATGTAGAGCATTCAGAAAAGGGATGGGTAGAAGTATACATTAACTAAAACGGTAATCAAAATGAAAATAACAGTAAACAAAGAGGCTCGTA